CTGAGCGAAGCGAAGACAAAAAACCGCACGCCTAAGGCCAACCGCCGAAAGTCTAGGAGGAAGAAGACTTAAGGCTTACGCCGACGCTGAATCAGATTTTTTATCTAATGACACATTTATTGCTATGCTCAAGAACATCCTCAGAGAACGAATACACAACAAACAGGAGCAGATAGACATAATAGAAAAAGACAAACGACTATTCAAAAATGGAAAGATAGGACTCAAAGATTATTGAGAATCTTTTATTATTTCCTACAAAATAAAAAAAAGAACTATCAGTCAAAAAATCTATAAACAAGAAAACATAAGAGAGCAGATAAGTTGATTCTTAATAGATGTTTATTTTGAGTACGAATTTGATTGAGAGCCAATGACTGAAGAGAAAATTTGAATGCTCTTAATGATAGACCAAGGGAGTACGAGCAGATTATTAGACAAAATATTAAACAAAATGCAAAACAAGGCAAAAATATTTACCAGTTGTGAACTATAATTTATAGAAAATCTGCATAAAAAAAAGAAAGCTGACTATAAGGAAGTCAGTTTTTTATTTTAGCTGAAAAAAGATGCTCACAAAAAAGCAAGAACTCTTCTGTCTGGAGTATCTCAAGGACTTCAACGCTACGAGAGCCTATAAAGAAGTCTACAGAGCAAAACAAAATACGGCAGAAGTGAATGGAGCTAAGTTACTAAGGAATGCTAAGGTTAGTGCCTATCTCAGAGACAAAGCTGATGAAAAACTCAAAAAAGCAGATGTAACAGCAGAACGAGTGATCCAAAGCCTTGTAGAGGTAGCAAATAGATGTATGCAGAAAGTCCCTGTTATGATGAAATGAGGGATACAAGCTGTAGAGATTATTAAAGATGAGAATGGAAATGAGCAATTAGCACAGGTGCGAAAGTTTGACTCTGCTGGAGCAAACTCAGCACTAGAGAAACTTGGAAAATATCTAAAGCTTTTTACGGATAAGGTAGAGCTCAGTGGAGAAGTAATTACTTGAATAACCATAAAACTTGATGAAGGAACTTGAACTCAAAGTAAGTAAAAAGCAGATGGAAGCGCTCAAATATCTGCTTGATATAACAACTACTGATGTTGGATATTGAGGAGCTGCAGGAGGAGGTAAATCCTACATTGGAGTATCGTGGACCTGGATGATGGCAAAACAGTATCCAGGGACAAGATGGTTTTGGGGGAGAAAGGAGCTCACAAACCTTAAAAAGACAACACTTGCAACTTACTATAAGTTTTGTGCGGATTATGAATTACCAACAGCAGAGCGCGGGAATCTGAATAGCCAAGATAATATCATAACCTTTACAAATGGAAGTCAGATTTATTTGCTAGACTTAGCTTACAAGCCATCAGATCCACTTTATACAAGATTTGGGTCAATGGAGTTCACTGGAGGGTTTGTAGATGAAAGTAACGAAGTAGATGCTCAGTGTCTAACCATCCTCTCAACGAGAATTGGGAGACAAAAAAACAGAGAATACTGACTCAAGCCAAAACTTCTTCAAACATTCAACCCTGATAAATGACATGTATACGCAGACTTCTATAAGCCACGAAAAAGCGGAACACTACCAGAGGGAAGAATTTTTATTCCTGCTCTAGCTACTGATAATCCACATATTGATCCTAACTATATTGATCAGCTCAAAAAAGCAGATGAAATAACCAAGCAAAGACTTTTACATGGAAACTTTGATTATGATGATACCACAGGAAAGCTCTTTAGGTATGATGAGATTCTCGACCTATTTACTTCTTATATAACACCAAGTGAGACGACCTTTATTAGCGTGGATGTTGCAAGGCTTGGAACTGATAGCACGGTAATTGCGATATGGAAAGGACTTGAGTGTATCAGAATTATCAAAGTCAAAGGAAAAACAACCGACCAGACCGCAGAGACGGTTAAGGAACTCGAGAGAGAATACCATGTAATGAGACAAAATATCGTGGTAGATACTGATGGATTAGGAGCTGGAGTCGCTGATCAGTTGAGAGGTTGCTACAACTTCCACAACGCAGCCAGTCCAATCAAGACTGAACAGCAAGAGAAATTTGGAAACCTGAAGACGCAATGCTACTTCAAGCTTAGAGAAAAGGCAGAAAAAAGAGAAATCAGAATCAATGCTGATGGTCAGATTAAAGATTTCCTTTGTGAAGAGCTTGAGAACATAATGCTCAAAAATCCTGAAAATGACTGAAAAGTATTGCTCGAAAGCAAAGAAGAACTCAAAAGAAGAATCGGAAGAAGTCCTGACTCTGCTGATGCAATAATGATGAGAATGGTATTTACGATTGAGCAAGTAGACGGACCAGTCCAAACCTATAAAGCTATTTTTACTTCTTACGACTAGGAGAAAATGAATGAAGTCACACAAAAAATGATAGAGAAAATCAAAGGCTACTCCTACGATAACATCCTAGAAAAAGTCCAAAATGAATATGACGCAGGGAAAGTAATCGCAGAAAGGAAAAGACCAAAGCTCCTAGAATATCTCATCTCCTACAATGTTCAAGGCGATGCAATGGTTAAGGGGAAACATGTAAAATCAAAAATGCTCTGGACCTATAGAAGCTTACTTGTCTCAGCGCTCTACAAGAATAGACCAATAATTCAGTTTGAGGGAAGGAAAGAGTGAGATAGTGAATATGCTGATACCTGGAATAATCTCCTTAAGTTTGACTACGAGGAGCTCGAAGAAGATATCGTAATGCACAATAAAATCTCAAATGCAGTAGACTACTGAATCTATCTCGCAGTCGAGGAAAACTGGAACAAAACGGCTGAAACTCCTTGAAAAAGACTCTACTCTCCTCTCTGCTGGATTCCAGATCCAAGCTTTACGATTACTGGAGGTTTTAACTTTCACGGCTTTGAACTGCTCCTAGGAGAAGATGAAATCAATAGTTTGTATCAGAATTCAAGCTACTTGCTCACTGATGAAGAACTCAAAAGCCTCAAGGAGAAACTTGGCGATGACTACAATAGCCAGCTCAGAAGCCGGGCAAATGGTACTGGTATAGGAACTGACTTTGTAATTACACGAAGCCCTCTAAGAAAATACTCAGTCTACAGACACTTTACCAAGTTTAATGGCTGCTGGTATCTGACTGAGTGGGGAAACGATAGAACGCTCCTTCTTAGGTGTGAGAAGTGTGAGCCAGTCAGAACAGAAGAAAAAAAAGATGAGAAGCTCGTGCCTTGTCCTGTAGTCCATAACTGGATTATTCCAGACGAAACTGATCCCTATGGAAAGTGTGTTGGAGACATCATGCAAGACAATCAGCTTTCAGAGGAAAAATACCTGAATCTCCTGATAGAGAAAGCTGATGAGGATACCTTCTCAGGGCTGACCATATTTGATCCAAGCTATATCGATGGAAAAGAGCTTGCAAGCAAGCAAATATGAAAGAGGAAATATTTGCCTGCGAAAATTCCTCTAAATAACAAGATTATTGAGAATATTCAGACGCAAACAAGCACCTCATCAGAGGGCTACAATATCCATAATCTCCTAGATGCAAAAAGTAAAAGAGAAATCTGATTTGATGAGCAAAGTATTGGTATCTATTCGCAGACCATCACCGCTACACAATCACAAATTCTTCAAGCTAATCAGAATGTGAGACTCTCTACAATGTTTAAGGTTTTTCTGTGGGGAGAAAAGAGGTATTGGGATGTGCTTTGGTATAGAGCCTATCAAAAAAACTTCAAGATGGATTCACAAAAAAACATTGTGCTGAATAGTGGAATCTGAGTCGTGACCTACACAGTAAAGGGTAAAGACCTGATGACACAAAAAGACCTTCATCTCCGCTTAGTTTCGGTACTAGAGAAAGCTGAGAAAGATGAAGCGAACAAAGCAGCAATGATGGCAAGTTATCAACCACTTATGCAACAAGCTTCAGAGTTTGGGAAAATTCAGCTGACAAGGAAGTTTGCAAGGATTGTTGGACTTGATAAGGAACTAGTGAATATGGTGTATGACTACCCTCCAGAATATCAGCAAGCTATGCTAGATATTGAGCTACTGAATGTAAATGAAGATCCTTGAGAGATAACCAATATGAACGAGAATCACAACATTTATATTCAGGTTTATCAGCAAGCTCTGGATACTGAGGCGAAGCGAAAAGCAATTGCAGCAAGAAAGAGGGCTTTGCTCCTCAGTGGGCAACAGCAAGCTCAACAGATGGAGCAACCAGTACAAATGGATGCAAGCACAAACCAACTCGTGAGCAATTATATCTCTCAAGAGAGGACAAAAAACAATAAACCAATCTCTTTAGGACCTAACGGACAAGAACATGCAATTGAATAGCCAAGATAAAGAACTCATAGATCAAGGAATGCAAACAAGGTTTCGAGAACTTATCAAACAATATGCTGAGGAGAAAAAAGAAACCTTAAAGTCTGGCATTATCTCAAGGTTGGACCCTGAGCTAAGTAAGACCAAACGAAACGATAAGGACTTTGCTTTGGCTGAGATTATATTATTGGATGAGCTCTTATCAATTCCAGAACTCCTAAAAACTAGAATCAGTAATCAAACTGAGATAGAGGAATAATTCCTCACTGGCGGAGGCTGAAACCGCTTAAGAACAGCTTTTTATATCCTATTATTACAACGATGCCTAAGATCGTATTTGACGATGGAACAGAAAAAGACTTCAATGAAGAAGATTTTATCTCAAGAGAAGAGCTTGAAGAAAAATACCTCTCGAAAGAAGATGTAGAGCAAAACTATGTCTCAAAAGAGAAGTATGATCACAAAAAACAGCAAGCGAAAAAAGCTTTTGCGGACCAAGATAAAGAGAAAGCGAAAGCAGTCGCTGAAGAAGCTGATAGTCTGAGAGCCTCTATCACGAGTGAGATCAGATTCAGCACAAAGCACGGCTTTGATGAAATCCCTGAGGAGATCAAAAAAGTCAAGGAAAAGCATCCTACATTGAGTTGGGATGAGGCAATGAGTATCTCAGGATATTCAGCACCTAAAAACGATAATCCTAATCCAGGTAGAGCTAATCCTAATGTATTCAATCCTGAAAAGAAAGAATACACCCTTGAGGAGCTCGCCAATCTTCCAGATGAGCAATACAACATTGTCGCTGGTAAGATTGAGAAAGGAGAAGTCAAAAAAGTGCTTTAGACCTTTATTTATTATGTATTAAAATGACCACAGAAGAGAAAATCAAGCTCTATAAAGAGCTTCATCCAGAGGGGAAAGAGTTCCCAACCAATAAAAAACCTGACGAAAAGCCCGAGGATATGCAATGGCTTGATGATAAAATTGCAGAGTTCCAAAAGCTTAAAGAAGGGAAAGATAACCAGGCTCCTACACCTGATTCAACTGCTACTAAGGTGACAGTTAAAACAGAGAAAGAAGTTCCTGTTTATACGGTGAATCAGATTAAATGCCTACCAGAGCCTGAGCTTTCAGAAATGTTAGCAAAGGCTGATAGGGGCGAAATTAAAGTTATTAACTAAAGTTTTTTTATTCTTTATACTTATAAACACATGGCACAAGTAGATGTTATTAGCACCTTATTTGCTAAGGAGCTTAGAAGAAAAATGAGCGACAACCCAAGATTGCCGTTCTCAATGTTTGCTAACTTCGAATATGAAGGGGAACTTAAAAATGCATGAGAAAGTGTGGTGGTTCCAATTTCTCCTAAAATTACGATGACGGATTCGTCTAGTGAAAATGGTGGAGATATCAGAAAAACAACGCTTACTGATATTCCTGCAAGTGAAAGAAATGTTGGAAAATCTGAATTGAAAGTTGATAAACTTCATAGATATAGAGAAAAATTCTCTAAACTTGAAGAAATTCAAACAGCCTACCTTATTAAAGGGAATAGAATGCAGGATTTGCTTACCGCTATGAATGAGGCGGTAGAAAAAGGAATTTTGGCTACTATTGATGCAATGCTTGCAGCGAATACAGGACAGGTAATTGATGCCGGAGAGGCTTTAACAGAGGATAACATATCAAAACATATTATGAAACTTAGAACTGCTCTCTCTAAAAAGGAAGTTCCTATGGACAATAGAATTCTTATCGTATCTCCTGATGTATCAGGATTGATTGCAATGGCTAAAATTCTTAATGGAACTGATGATGCTTCTCAGGCTGCAATTGATGGTTGGCTTGGTAAATTCGCAGGTTTTAAGGTATATGAGTCAAATCTCATTACTGGAAACAAACTTTATGCATTCCGCGAAAAGGCTTATAACTATGTAAGACAAATGATGTCTGCAGATGTAAATAAAGCTACAGATGCAAATTATTTTAATGTATTGGGAGAAATTGCGCACGGAGGAAAGGTATTTGATCAGAATATCGAACAAATCGTTCAGTTGAAATATACCTAGTCTTGCTAAGATGAGCCGTCGTAATGATGGCTCTCTTTGCTAAAAAGTCAGACTTTAGTTTTATTTTTTAGCATTGAGAATGGATATTAAAAAGATTTTTAAGGTAGCAAGGAACCAAACCAATACCTCTAAGGAGAAATATACTGATGAGCAACTGATTGTTGATCTGAATTTTTTGTATCAAAGAATTTGGAGAGAACTTGTAGCAAGAGATGAAAATTATTTTTGGACTTGGCGAAAAACGGACATAAAAGAGAATAAATCTGAATATAGACTAGAAGAAATAACAGGTACACAATCTGGAATGTATACGATCAAAGAAGTCTTGCTGAATGGAGAACACCTACCACTCCTCTCAGACAATGAAGCAAAGAGCTGAAAAAAAGGATGGCAAATACTCGACGATCATATTATCTTAAACTGGAGCCCTCAGGAGGACAAAGCACAAGCCCTCAAAGTTGTAGGGATCCAAACGGTTAACGATTTAACACTTTATGATACAGAAAGCGCAATCTTCCCCTGACATTCTAATTTAAGAGTCCTTGATGAGGTACTCATCATGGGGCTTTGTGCAAAAATTCGAGAGGGGAAAAATGATTTTGATAAAGCAGATCGTGCAGAAGCAAAATTTGAGCAGAGATTAAATCAAGTGTTGACTAGGCTAACACAAAGGGTACAATCAGTTTTTTACACTAATTTGGAGTATTAAAAATGAGCAATAAAATCAGTATATTCTCTCAATGATTACCTGCTGGAATGCAGACTGACCAGTATAGCTCACACCCTGGATGTGTAGAGTCTGAGAACTTAGATATTTTTAGTTCAAGTCAATCTGTGCAGGCTACTGCTCGAAGTGAGCCTGTTTTTGTGAATCCTAAGGTGGTAGATACTGATGAGAGAGGAAGATTTGAACTTCATACAAACGGTAGAGTTTACGATACCAAGGAGAAGAGGTATATCACGGACAATAGCAACTTTGCAGATGTGGCAAATAAGATTTCTGACTCTGGTGATCCATGAGCCTATGAGATGGCAACCTTTGGGGAGCCAAAAAAACTCTTTGTAAAGTATGAATGAGAAGAACGAAAGCTGATTGTCGTGATAACTGATAGACTGATGTATTCTTATTTTCCTGAGGGGAATATTGCAAAAATAGATATTATCAAAACCGTAAACTGTACTAAAACACAACGAGGAGAGCTTACCAAGCCTGAGTGAAAGAGTAAAACTTTCAAAGGAGTTTTTAGTATTGATATGAACGGTCTGAGCAAAGCAAAAATCGAGATAAGAAAGAGAAAAGCTGCGGTTGGAGATGTAAAAATCAAATCAATCTATCAATATCGCCCTCGCTATCTGTATAAACCTGAAAGCGATAGATTATGATTTAGTCTTGTAGACAGTGAAGAGATTACTGTAACAGATAATATTGATGGAGGAACGGAAAAAGCAGTAGTCTATGAGCTCCTCGCCTATCAGGACTGAACTCAGTATAAAAATGGATGTTTCCAAATCGAGTTTGAGGTAATCAATACTCAAGAAGAAGAACAGGGAAAATTTGATGGCTATCTATATTTTCACATTGAGGAGAGAATAAAGAGCAGTTTTGCTTATCTTACTAAGTATGATAAGAGACTGATCAAAAAAGAAGGTGAGAGACTCTTTATGACTCATAGAAATTACTGCTCGTATTGGGAACTTGTACCAGAATGGAACTACAAAAACGGTATCGCTTTCCAAAACTATAAATTACTTGAAAATACAGCTTTTGACTTGAATGCAGCCTTTGAAGTGGTGGATTTTTTGGTCGTAGGAGAGATGGTATATCTCTTTGCTAACCAAGATGGAGTCTGATTTATCTTTTATTTTTCACTCGCTGAAGGAGGTGATCCTGAGAAAAGTGTGAGATTTCCGTGAATGACTATCAAAAAAGCAATTGCTATCAATCAGCTCATCTACTTAGTAGCTGAAAGGAGATGAATCGCTGGACTCTATGGATTCAATGGAGTGGAACTGGTGGAGATGATAGGAGGAACAGAGAATAATGGAGAAAAAAATCTGATCTCCACTAGAGAGCAATTTAGGTTTAATGGGATGATTTGTGAATGGAGAGAAAATATCATCTTAGGGACCTCAGACAATAGTGTTTTCCTACGAGGGAAAACAAGCTGAGGAAAAGCAGGTGCTTTTATCTTAAGGGTCTCGGAAGACGCAAAACTACTGTGAATTGAAGCAACAAAAGAGGGACTGCAGGTGATTTATGAGCGAAACAAGAAAAAATGGAGACAAACTTTACTCTCTGATAGGGCTATAAAGACTTATGAACCTTATTATAAAGTCGTCTATCCTATCTATATTTGAACGCACGAAATCGAGAAAGAAGAATCTGATTTGTATCTTTCCTACATTTTGCCAAGTAAAGAGTGTAGAATTGAAGTTCGAGGTATGGCAAATCACTATCACTTTTGGACTTTTGAGGTTAAGGAGGACGTGAATATAGAAGAATGAGACGAATATACCTTAGCAGGATGTCAGGGGAATTATTATCTAGAATTTATAGAAAAAAACGGCAAAAAACTAACCTTTGTCCTTAGAGGAGATTTACCTGTACAAGTTTCCAATGAACAAAAACTACTAAGAGCCTACGGAAACTGAGCTGAAAATGTAGAGTATTCAAGATTCCATCACTTTCGTAAGCTTGCCGAAATCACGGCTGAGAAATATACTGAGGGGACGGAAAGATTTACAGGATTGGCAAACAAACTTGACCTTCCTGAAACACATAGCCTCCAAATTATGATAGAGGGATACGGCACCAAGCACCATACTCCACAACTCTTTGGGGTACATTTACTTACTGACCAAAGACAAGAATGATAAGAAGAAAACTCCTAAACAACGGAAACGAACATCTGCCTATGAGTGGAATACCGCTTCAAGGCACTACCAATTTATATAATGCAGATGAGGATAGATTCAGTGATGCAAACTGGCCGAGGGACGCTAATGGATTTAAGATCATTCCTGGTCAGCAGATGAATAAGTGGTGATGGAGAGACAGTATGAAAGAGTCACTGCACGACTACATGAAGGTCGGCATCGTCCACTTCATGGCCTACC